TTGAGCGAAAAGCTCACGACCCTTTCCCAGCTTCGGGCTGTGTCCCAGAAGTCAAAAGATCGGGCGGCACAGGTGGCTGATACCGCGGCCGCTGCTTTGGATGAAATGGATGGAGTAAAAGCGGATAAAACGGAGTTCGTTTCTTTTTCTATCCCTGCAACTGGCTGGAAAACTGACAGCAGTGTTCCCGGCTATACGAACTACATCGACATTGCAATCAGCGGCTTAACGGCGGATGACTATGTGGCGGTGGATGTTGCCCCGTCCAGTAGCGCAGTGGCACGAGCGGCAAATTTTGTTGCGACCGAAAGCCGTGCCGGCATCCTCCGGCTTCGTGCGGCATCGGTGCCAACAGCTACGATTTCGGCGCAGTACCACATCATCACGGCCGCAACAGCGGCAAAGGAGGGTTAATCTTATGGCATGGGGTCCTTTTAATGCTGGCGGTGGCGGCGGTTCGTCCGGCGGCACTGCGGCAGATATTTCCTACGACAACAGCAAGTCCGGCATTTCGGCGGCGAATGTGCAGGAAGCCATTGATGCGCTTTCTGTGCTGACCCTGACGATTCAGGCCGTGCCCGCCCAGAGCGGGAGCCTGACCTATACCGGCTCCACCCAGAGTCCCACATGGAAAGGCTATGACAGCAGCATGATGACGATCGGGGGCGTGACCTCCGGCATCAATGCTGGCACCTATACGGCCACGTTTACGCCCATCGGCAAGTATGTCTGGACGGACGGCACGCAGGAAGCCAAGAGTGTGTCGTGGACGATTGGCCGAGCCGCGGTCAAGAATGTGCCGGCACAGACCGGCAGCGTGACCTATAATGGCTCGGCGCAGTCCCCTGCATGGAGCAACTATAACAGTTCTCAGCTGACGATCGGCGGCACGAGCAGCGCAACCAATGCTGGCAGCTACAGCGCCACCTTTACCCCGACTGCCAATTATAAGTGGTCGGATGGGACGACTACGGCTAAGAGTGCTTCGTGGGCGATCGGAAAGGCGGCTGGCAGTATTACGCTGTCCGCAAGCAGCCTGAGCCTGACCTACCCGAAGACCTCTGGCACCATCACTGTCACACGGCCGGGCAGCGGTACGGTGACTGCATCCTCTGGCAATACGAACATTGCAACGGTGAGCGTTTCCGGCACTACCATTACGGTGACGGCAAAGGCGACCGGCAGTGCCACCATTACGGTCAGCGTGGGTGCAGACACTAACTATACTGCACCGTCCAGCAAGACGTTCACGGTGGCCGTTACGCTGGTGTCCAAAACGCTCAGCAGCAACAGTTGGGCAGTCATCAAGGCCGTCAGCGATGCTGGGCAGGGTGCAAACTATTGGTCTATTGGTGCCACGAAGTCCGTAACCATCAATGGCAAGGTGGGCGCAACTACGATCTCCAGCTTGAAAGTTGATGCTTTTATCATCGGCTTCAACCACAACTCCAGTAAAGAGGGAAGCAACCGCATCCACTTCCTGTTGGGCAAGATCAGCGGCAAGTTTGTTGGTCTGGTGGATAGCAGCTACGGTAGCACGACTTCCACGTCTGGTGCATTCACGATGAACACCAGCAACACGAACTCTGGTGGTTGGGGGAGCAGTCAGATGCGGAGCAAGGTGCTGGGTAGTGCAAGCTCTCCCACCAGTCCGACTGCAAACACGTTGCTGGCTGCACTTCCCTCTGATCTGCGGGCGGTGATGAAGTCCTGCACGAAGTATACAGATAATAAGGGCGGCGGCAATACCGCCAGCAACGTGTCCTCTACCACGGATTATCTGTTCCTGCTGTCCGAGTATGAGGTCTTTGCAACGCACCAGTATTGCAATGATGCGGAGCCGAACTATCAGGCACAGTACGATTACTTCAAAGCGGGTAACAGCAAAGTTGCCAATAAACATTCCGCCACCGGAACGGCGGCGGTCTGGTGGCTGCGGTCGCCGTACTACAACGGCA